CTAGTTTTGTGTGCCACCGCCAAATGAATCAAATACGGTCAGCATGCCTGGCTCAGTCGGCCGGGTATAGTCGTGGGTCATCTGCACATTCTTGTGACCTAGCCAGTGCATGATCTCACTTTGCGGTGCTGACTTCATTGTTGCTTCCGTGGCGAAGTAGTGCCTAAACATGTGTGGACGGAGAGCCAAGCCGGTTGCAGTGTTGACGTCCTTTAATTTGTTGTCCAGGTAAGTATAGCAAGCACCGGCGCCAGTACGGGACACCCACAGCCAGGGCTTGCTAATTTTTCCGTCAGGTTTTATGCCATTCATCATGCGGATGTTGTCTGCATACTTAATCGCAAAGTGTAGGTTGTCCACAATGTCACCATCAACCCAGATAGTACGATATGATGGCTCGTTTTTTAATGGGCCACCATTCGGGTAGTCGGCATTACGCTGCAGGTCAATTTTGAGAGCTGCCAGTTCGCGGCCGCCCTTAGCTGTTTTAAAAGTGATGGAGGTGGTGCGTAGCCCCATCAACTCACCACGGCGTAGGCCAAGTCCAAGTACCATAAAAAGAGTAAGGTCATACCGCGTCAGCATTCTTTCTGCGGTGTCCATCCACAGGCTGTATTGCTCAGGCGAGATATCAACAGGTTTTGGATCTGTGCCGTGTATGTCCATATCGCGAAGACGGTTCTTGTCGATAACGTCTTCGTTGACGGCGGCATTTAGCGTGGTCATCATCAGGCGGTGAATTGTACGATTAAAGGACGCCGCGTGTCCTTCGTCGGCCAGCTTATCCAGAAACGCCTGCCACTGATTGCGTTTGATGTCGGCCATGCGCTTTGTGCCAAAAGCAGGGCGAATGTGGTTGTCAAAATTGCGCTTATTAGTGTCGTAGGTGGAGTCTCGCCAGCGGTGATATTTAAGCTTGCGGGCTGACATCTTGTCGAAGTAATCGCCAAGCCTAATCTTGCTGCCAGTCAACGCAGTAATGCTCCCGTTTACTAAATCGTCCTCAAACCTTTTTAGTACAGACTCTGCGTCACGCCAACTAACGAAGCCAGAACGGCTAAATTCTTCGTATGTTCCGGAGGCGTTGGTAAAGCTACGACGGACGCCGTAGCGCTTGCCTTTTTTGGTTTCGTATAAAAAAACGTTCGGGTGCTTATCCACGGGTGACCACTTTCGCATGGCATCAAGTCCTTTCTGATTTTGTCAACAAATTGTTGGGAAATTTACAAACTGACGTTCGGAGCAACCGTTAAATAAAAGCCCCAAAAGGGGCCGCGATACTATTACTTCCAGTAGCCAATACGTGCCCAAACGATGGACGCGATAAAAATGATGATGCCGAGTAGCAAACTGTTGAAAAATACTAGTGCGCCTACACCAGCCACCAATCCCAGCAGTACAATCCAGCCCGCATGTCCTTCCCGTGCCTTTTGCTTACGTACTCCGTCAGCTACTTGAGAAGCTATATCTGAATCTTTTTTACTCATTTTGTTGTCCTCCGTGGCGAGTTACTCAATAAAAGGCATTACTGCGTTGATAATATCTTGTGAGTGGTCAACCAAATCGATTGGTGAAACAAATTCGATTTTTGAATGGTTGTCATCGTTCAGTTCAATCCAGTTTTTTGAATTTGTGAAGTAGACACGGAAAAGCCACTTACGAATATTGTCATCCAGCAAAATATTGAAGTAGGACTTGTTATCACGGTAGAAAATACGAGTAATATCTACCGTTTTGGACAAGATAACTTTTGCTGTGGTATATGTTTCGAGTTCGGCCGGCGTTGTGATTATTCCGTCATCTGGATCGTCCTCAACGTCTTCGTCGTCTTCAACTTTGGATGAGACAGATGAATTGAGAGCGTGCGAAAGCTTGTCATTCACAGATTCCGAAATGAGCTGGTTGAAGCCCTTTACAAAAATTGGACGGAACTTTTCAATAACCTTCTTCGTTTTCATACCGTCGAAAAAGTCATCAAGAGCAAGTCGAATAAGATCGTCACTTGGATTGACCATTTCCTTGTTTAGATACTCTTTGACGAGACCCACATATTTCAGGTTGGACGCAGTACTTGAAATTTTGTCCACATCAAAGTTGTCTTTAGTGAAGCGGAATAGTTCGGTGATTTGCGCATCTCTTAAGCTGCTCAAGTCAATGGTGAGGAACGGAGTCGAGTCCATTTTGTTTTGCTCATCCAGGTCGGTGAAGAATTTGTAGATGCGACCATTAGTAAGAATGCCGAAGCGTGCTTCAGTTGTTCCGAAGTATCGGAACAACTGCGAATCATGTTTCTTCAAATCTTCGCTTATTTCTTTGCATTCAACCAAGATACTGAGTTTGTCATTAAGTACAATACCGTAATCTACTTTTTCACCTTTTTTGATGCCGACGTCCGCGGTGTATTCAGGAACAAATTCAAGCGGATTAAAGATGTCAAAACCGAGCGCTTGGAAAAACGGCATGATGAGCGCATTTTTGGTTGCTTCCTCGGTTGTGAGATTTGGTGCTAACTGGTCTATGCGTTTGCCAAGCGCCTGCATTTTGCTGGCAAAATCTGCTTTATCCATAATATTTCCCCCAAGTAGTTTTTATAATCCATATTGCATGTGAATATCTTCCAACGTTTCTGGCAATCGCCCATATTCCTCAACATAGTATTGAGTAAGCAACTGTGCCGCAAAGCGTTCTGCCTCGCGCTCCGATTTATCATAGCCGTGGTCAGACAGACGGTAGAAATTAGCTACACCGTCATGCAGCAGTGCGTGGCCAAGCTCATGCGCCAGCACTCTAGTGTTGATTGGCTCGTGTCTAATTTCTGCCGCCATGTGAATGATTGGCATCCCAAATGGCATGTAGCTCGTGCGGCCCAGCTTGTCGCCGTGCAATTCGTCCGTCCAATCAATGTCCATGCCTAGGTCTTCGATGATTTGCCAAGGGTTCGATGTGCCGTGCAGTTTGGACATGTACATGGCCATGTGCTCCGGCTTGATTGGGACTTCCGGCATTGATTCTTCTTCCATTACTTGTCATCACCATCTTTTCGCATGTAACGTGCATTAGGCAATGGCATCCGCTCAAGTTTGAGACGATCCCAAAAAATCTGTGTGACGCTCATCTTGAGCTTTTCTTTTTCTTCTTTAGTAAGTTCGGCACCACCAAATGACAAGCCAACATTCGCGTCGGGATCATTAAGCCACTCTTTAAGGTCGGTGACCTGCTTTTCAGTAGCCCATTCTGGCGTCCGGTTAATTCCCAGCAAGTAATCGACCGTCACACCATAGAGTTTAGCGATGTTCATCTTTGTAGCATCGTCAGGCTCACGCTTTCCTTGCTCATACGATGCGTAAGTAGTTGGTGCAATGCCAAGCTGGCGGGCAGCATCGGCCTGAGTGAGGCCTCGCTTGTCCCGAAGCTCTCTTAGTTTTTTATATTCCATTGATTACACCTCACGAGTAGGATACTACACAAATTGCGTAGTTGGTAAAAAATACGCGAATTGAGTAATTAAGTGTTGCATTACGCGAAATGAGTAGTATAGTAATACTCGTAGGAACGCGAAACGCGTAGAAGGGAGGACAACAATTTGCGAAAGTGGTTAAAAGGCATTCGACATGATAAGGGAATGACCCAGGAGGAATTTGCAAAAACTCTGGGGATCCCTGTTACCACTTATGCCGGATACGAGCAGGGCAACCGAACCCCGAGCGTACGACAGGCGGCTCGTCTCGCTGATGAATTGAATATTAGTTGGACGATTTTTTTTGAAACCGAGGTACGCGATACGCGTACAGATGAGGAGGTGACATCATGATGAAGCAGACACGGACACAGATGTTGAATTTCCTGGCCGTTGCACGTCCAGACGTCAACCGGGACTTTTGGGAGACGTTCGACGATGCCAACCTTGCCCTGCAGGTGAAGCTGGTACGTCGCCAGATTGAGCAGCAGACTGCTGACCAGGTGGCCATGATGTAATTATGCCGCTAAACGCCGTCAACATGCGACGTGCAACGATTCCATTTGAAGGGAGGTGAAGACATGGCAGTTAACGTTATCGCTGAATTTGAGGCAGCGCGTGAACGCACAGGCTGGACATACTCACTACTGGCCCAGGCGATTCACATTAGTAAGAGTTCCATCACGCATTGGATCCATCGTGACAACAAAATACCAGACGACAAGCTCAAGCTGGTTGCTGACATTCTGGACGACTATGAATTCCGTACTGCTTGTGCAGAGTACACATACGGGGTGCGGGTACACAGTGAGGCACACGTGCAAGACACACCACAGGCTAGGTATTTCAGCCAAGCCAAGGAAGAAGACGACCGCAAGCGTTTAGACGGTGAGTTTACTATTTTGCTCGGTAAGCCAAAGCACGAGCGTACGGAGGACGACCGGCGCCGGGTGCTTGCGTACCTCAAGGAGCTGGACGAGGAAATAGAAGAAAAGGGCAACTACAAGGCGGCCATCATGACCGACTGGGGACTGACCTTGAAGGAGGTGAGCTAAATGCAGATGACACTGGAACCGGAAACAGAAAACGGCATGGCCAAAGCCATTGCTGCTGAGATGACTAAGCAGGCGATGCCGGTGCTACGCGAGATGATTCGCCAAGCTGTCGCAGACCAGATGCCAACGCCGCCAGCGATGAATCGCGGAGAACTGGCCAAGCGACTGCGTACCAGCAACAGCACGCGCGGCATGGCCAAGGCAGACCTTGACCGACTGGCTGACGAAGTTTTGCCCAGTTACCACATCGGCAGCGAACGGCGCTGGGACCGACGAGCGGTTGACAAGTTTCTTGAGAATTATTCCGAATAGGAGACACGAGATGAAGACATTTTGGATTGTGTACCTTGCGCTAGCGATTCCGCTAGGCATTTATGTATGGCACCACGTCAAGTACCACGCCGGTGCATGGCTGACAAAGAAACTTGGACTGGACGAAAAAGACATTGAATGGAGTGAATGGAAATGATGACGATATTTCGCCTAAATAAAAAAGCTCACCAAGGAGTGGAGTCCTTCGTGAGCATACCGAAACGTGGTTCGATTCGGGATTTTGATAAAATCTCTACCCCCAAATCATACCGCACACCAGACGGGTATTCAATCATTCTAGACGGACGTGACGCGCTTATGACTTCGTTGGCGGCCGCGGACATGATGGATAATCTGGCAGCTATTATCAATTTGCCAGATTCCGAACTGCGAGAAGCGATCGAACGACTCAACCGCAAGTACAGCTGGGCATTTGACCACACAGACAAGCTCGAAATTGGAGCTGGTTACCCGGAGGTGGAATGGGATGACTGATGACACGGAAATTTTAGAAGCAGCATTACCAGCACTGTACCCGGAGCAGCTTGAAGACATTCAAACCGCGTTCGACCCGGGCACAATCAACCTTGAGAACGCGGACGACCTACAGGAGCTTGCCACCAAGTTCGCAGCACGTTATTCCGGCCTAGTGGTCACCGAGACCACAGAAAAGAGTTCAAGGGCGACATCTAAGGAGCTAAACGGCGTCATTAAGTCACTGGACGCTAAACGCAAAGAGATGAAGGCTCTGTACCAGCAACCGCTGACCAAGTTTGAAGCGCAGGTTAAAAGCATCACCGAGCCGCTCACCGAGGCACGTAGCGGCATCAAAGACGGTCTCGAAAAGCTGGCAGCCAAACGGTTAGCCGAGCGTCAGCAAATGATTCAGACGCTGGTGCAGGCTGCTGCTGAACGTCACGGCCTCGATGCTGGTGAAATCACGATTGACCCACGCTGGTCTAACGTAAGTTTTGGCGAAATGAAGCGCATGCGTGCGATTGAGCAAGCTGCCGCCGATGCCGAGCAAGGCAAGCGATTCCACGAGGAGCAGAATCAGAAAGTAATCGCATTTGCTGAAAAGCTACACCTTGAAGCAAGCGGGTGGCTACACACCTTAGACTTGTACGGCTACGACACTGATCGCGTTTTTAATGAGATGCAGCAAGCAGCGGAAGAAAAAGAGCAGCAGGCACGCGCCGCACTCGTAGACAAAGACACCGGCGAAATAGTCAATGTCACACGCACACTGACACTCACCGGCACCCCAGATGACGTTGAACAGGCCATTCAGGCAGCTAAGGCAGTGCTAAGCGGCTACTTCGTCACGGTAAAGGAGGAAGCACGATGAAATTCAGTGAAAACCCAGCAAAACTATTCGAGGCGTTCACCAAGGTACGTGAGGCCATTGAGCAACCGGCCAAGGCGGGTAAGGCTAATTATGGGACGTTCGTCACGCTTGACGACATGGAACGGGCAATCACCAATGCCGAGAAAGGCAGCGGTGTTGCCCACCTGCAAGAAGTTACCAGCGATGACCGGCTAGTAAAGGTGACAACCTACATCATTCACAGTTCGGGGGCGTACATGCAGTTTGACCCATTCGCGGTGCCTGCTGCTAAGACGGATGCACAAGCCTTTGGCAGCGCCGAAACCTATGCGCGCCGCTACTCACTGGCAGCAGCATACGGCATTGTCAGTGAGGAAGACGACGACGGTAACAGCGCCACGGCGGGAATGGGTAACCGCAGCGCTAACCAACGCACCACAGCACCGAGTAACCGTCAGAATCGCAGTCAGCGGCCGCGGAACCAACAGTACGCACAACCAGCACCCGCCGCCCAGCCTGCACCTGCTGGCCCAAGTCCACGCGACCGTGTAGTGCAGTCGGTCAAGGCCGCAGCAGATCGCACCGGTGACCAAATGGCGACAGTCGCACAGCTAGTCTTCGCCAAGACGGGTAAGACTTACTCGCCTGCAATCTTAGATCAGCTCACGCAGGACGATGCTACAGCAATCGTTGCCGAGGCAAATAAGTTGCAGGCGGTGGCACAGTAATGAGAGGGGGCTTAACCGATGGCTAGGCCTACCAAAGAGGGACTAGACTACTTTCCATTTGACGTGGATTTCGACACCAACGAGAAAACGGAAGCCATTATGGGAGAGTTCGGAGCGAAAGGAACGTTGATATTCATATATCTGCTGTCGGCGATATACCGAAAAGGGTATTTCTTACAGTGGACAGAGCTTGCTAAAAACCAGCTTGCAAATCGCGTTGATGGCGCGACCGGAGAGCTAGTCCAGCAAGTGGTAGACCGCTTGGTTGCCTATGGAACCTTTGACAAGGGACTGTTCAACTCGGCTGAGGTTCTATCGTCTCAACGTATCCAACAGACGTATCTGGACGCCACAAAGAGGCGAAAATCACAGAAACCCACACTGTACTGGATAAATGTAGACAATAACCCCACTTCAACGGGAGTTAATGTATACATTAATGCACAAAGTAAAGTAAAGGAAAGTAAAGTAAATAAAAATAAAGATAGTCAGACAGACGCGCACGGTGTATCTCGCCAGCAGTCTATTCAGGCATGGGAAAATCTCTGGGGCTTCCCTAACGCGGTTGCCTTGCAAGACTTAACGGAGTGGTGCACTGAGTTTGGTGATGACCTTGTTACCTACGTCATCAGCTATGCCGCACGTCGCAACGTGCAAGCCAAGGCTGCTAACAACTACCTTGATCGCGTGCTTACTGGCTACCGTTCCGCGGGCATCACGACCGTGGAGCAAGCAAAAGCCGAGGCGGAGCAACACCGCCAACGCATGGAGACTGCTGCTAGTCAGCGTAAGGCCAATCAGCGGCCACACTACGGCAAGCAGCCCGTTGTAGAGGACAAGCCGTCATGGGAGCAGCCAGACCACACTGCGCCAAGCAAGCGGCTAACACCTGCTGAGCAAGCGGCTCTAGATGCCAAGCTTGCCAGCTTACACAAGCCTAGCGTTCAGCAAGACACTGCACAGCCAGACCAAGCTACCGACATCTTTGCTGGCCTCGGGCGAGCGGATACTTTCGACGGTATGCACCTTGGTTAACATCGTCGTTTTGGGGGAGCCGGTAGGGCAAGGACGACCCAAGTTTACGACTCATGGCCGCTTTGTACATGCCTACGACCCGCCCAAATCACGATTGTATAAGGCAAAGGTGGCACGTGCTGCCCGACGAGTGTGCAAAGCACCGTACACAAAGCCGGTCAAGGTGACATTAGACATCTACCGGCCTATCCAGAAATCAGGAAGTAAAGCCTTGCGTGCCGCCAAAGCCGCGGGCGATGTTTTACCGGTTGTTAAACCTGATATCGACAATGTTTTTAAAGCCGTCACCGATGCTGTCAAAGGCATTGCGTGGGTTGACGATAACCAAATTTGTGTCGCTGTCATCAGTAAAAGGTACAGTGACACGCCAAGAATCGAAATGAAAATTGAGGAGATCAAAACAAATGAACACTGAACAAAGCACAATAAATGGCACACCAAAGCCGGGTAGCAAGTCCACCGAAATCAACCTCCGTTTGGTTGATATCCACGAATCACTGCTCTGGTTGCTCGAGATCATTAAGGCTGAAGAACACCAGATTCCGAAGGGCGACATTCGTGCCATGGTGGCTGTAGAGATGCACAAACATGCTATTCACGATTTTCTGCAGATGACGGCGGCTGAAATGGTTCAATATGACGCTTTGGAAGTCGCTCAGCAATGCACGGTGTACCTGAATGATGATGACCGGCCGCAGTACGCGAAAACACTGCAGGAGGAAGAGTAATGCAGCAAGCACAGGCGGAAAAGGTCACGTGGGGGAGAATTGTCATTGTCAAGCAGGGAACACATAAGGGAGAGATTTTCGAGGTGCGCCGCGTTGATTACGGCTTGGCTAGGCTTAGGCCTTGGCCTGACGGCGGGAAAATTATCCTTGTCAACGAAAAATGGTTGGAGGTGCTCGCCCGTGCCTAAGAAAGAGGAGCCATTACAACCCGGCGACACCGCTGCTTACGATGACGGGGAGCTTCGATTCAGCGGCGTAGTCGCGATGAACATCGGTGGCAGCGTCCACATTTGCAGCGGAAACAAATTCTACGCGCTGAAAGAGGACGACCCGCATTTGTCGCTCGTCATGCGTGCTCACGAAAGTTTGGAGGTATAGATCATGCTCAACACATTTCAGGCCGTTGGCCGACTCACCCGCGACCCAGAATATCGGCAGATGCAAAACGGCGGTGGTACTTGCCGCGCCACATTGGCGGTAGACCGGAACTACCGAGACCGCGACGGCAACACGCCGACGGATTTCATCGAGCTTGAGCTGTGGGACAACGGTAACCGCACCACGGCAAGCAACTTCGCAAACTGGCTCCGCAAGGGCTACTTGGTTGCTGTCACCGGCCGCATTGAGACGGGTACTTACGAAAATCAGCAAGGCCAGAAGGTTCACACCACGCGCGTCAACGTTGCCAGTTTTGACAACCTGACACCGCGCAACCAAAACCAAGGTGGTTACCAGCAGCCGCAACAGGCAGCACAACCACAACAGCCGAATAATTACGCCCAGCCGCAGCAGAGCGCACCACAGGCGGCGACACGGCCACAGCAGGCGCCCGTTGACCCATTTGCCAGTGCTGCGCCTGATCCATTCGCAAACAACGGTAAGCAAATCGACATTTCGGACGACGATCTGCCATTTTAGGAGGAAATGCTTATGCCAATCACACACAAAAATTTTGAAACAATCGGTTCTGGAGACATTGTGCAAGCGCGCATTTTGCAAAGCACGTTTGAAGGTTTGGACGGCGTGCATCGCTGGAAAGTAGTCAAAAAGTACGCTAATTCAGTTTCATACCGCGTTGATGACGTGAGCCACGGGTTGGAGGTCGAGCTGAACAAGCTTTATATCGTTAGCTGGCGTGCAATCGACAAGGTTGTCATCCGCGTACCGCACGCTCCCAAGGAGGACAAGCCACTTGAGGGCATTGATCGCACACGCGCTCATGCGATGGCTGCCACCAAGGCACGTGCAAGCAACCGCGTCATCGCGGTACGTAATGACAAAGACACCGGTATGACAAATGAGCAACTCGCCGAAAAGTACCATTTGACCCAGCATACGCTGCGCAGCTACCTAGCCAAGTGCGGCCACACCAAGGAGGAGGTGCCACGGCAGCAAGCCGAAGACGTTAACTGGGCTATGCGCTTGCTCCGCGAAGGCAAAAATCAGTCAGAGGCAGCCAAGACCGTTGGCATCGGTGTAAGTACACTAGCACGCTACCTAGCAGCCGCACGAACTACCACAGCAGACGGCTCACTGCCTGACAAAGTCGACGCGTTGCCTACGCCGTCACGTGTATACAAGGAGCAACGCAAAGAGCGCGAGAAGACTCTGTTAGTCGCGAAGGCGGTGCTAGCAAATGTCTGAACTGACACCGCAGGAAACAAAACACCGGTGGGCACAGGACAACTGTCCGTACTGTCATGGCACGGAGAGTGACCCACTGGACACTAAGGTATTTGGAGCAAACGAAGACGGACAGGTCAGTTCAGACCGCATTTGCTTTTGCTGGGTGAATTTGTACGGAGACACGCCAAAACTGCAAATGGAAACAGAATATGGGCCGGTAGAAACCGTACCGATTCACTATTGCCCCATGTGTGGAAGGAAACTCAATGAGTAAGCCGCAGGCAGAAAACACCCCTCCGAAAGAACTGACTAACACGTTCTATTGGTCGGTTAGTGAACTCAACGTTGCGTTTGGAAAGTTGTTGTTGACGATGACAAGCGGCCGATTCGGGCAGGGAATGATTGATGCAGAACGTCGCTGGCAAAAGGAGCAAGTCGAATGGATAAACAAGTAGAGCAGCATGAAAGTAAGCAAGATGTGTTTGAAGCCGTGATGCGCGACTACGATGAAGTGTTTGGATGTGCCGTAGACCACGGCTACTACGGTGACGCTCTGACCGCCGGAGAATACCGCACCCGTCACGCTGTCGCTGGCAAGGTGGCGGTACCGCGGGAAGTGGGAAAGGCGATAGATGGAGCACAAGCTGCACATCGCAACCTGTCGTGGACGCTTCAAGAAGCCGATAATCGCTACACTCCACTCTATTATCGCGCGGGGCTCTGGATTACGACCCACCAAGACCAGTTTGCCGAGGCCTGGATTCACGGTTGGTATGCCGAGGAGGACACGAAATGAAAGACGTTTATCAGCTTCTTTACACGTGTGGGGACTATTCCGATTACCAAGAAATCACACTCGGTGTTTTCGACACTCACGAAAAGGCCGTCGGCATGGCCGGGACGTTTTCACGGCTATCTGATGCGCATCTCACCGATTTGCTAGGTGAATATGACGACGCCGGTCAAGTAGTCATCCGTAAGCATCGGTTAAACCGGTTTCGGCCGACATCGGAGGCATTTCGCAGATCGTATGGCGACACGGAAATGGACGAAAAGATTTACACCGTTGACACCGATTATCGCCGTGATGACTGGGGCGATGTGCAGTTCACATTTCGAAAGGAAGAAAAATAATGAGACCATGTGTAGTCAAAAACGAAGCGAGTGAATATCTAACGAGCTTGGTCGGCAACAAGCCGGTGTTTGGCAAATTGAATGCAGACTGTGTGTTGAGTGAAAGGGATGCTCAAATGTGGGCCAATGAGACGGGTGGCCACGTTGTCCCACTGGCGGAATTGGAGCCGGTCGAGGTGAGCGAAGAGGAAGCGGAGATACTGAGGATGGCCAAGACGTCAGGACACCCGTATGGGTATATATACGCCCATACGCACACTGCGGTTAATGAAGACCGCCTCATGCGCGCCTACGTGATCGGATGGACGGCCGAGAATCCGAAGCGGTGGAACGTAAAGGTGCCACATACCAAAGATGTTTGGTATTACAAGTATTGGAATTCAGATTTGCGGACGATTTCGGATAAAGAACTTTGCAGCGAGTTCACTGAAGCAGAGATCGAACATTACGGCCTGCAAGACTGCGAGAAAGAAGAGGTGACTGACGATGAACAATGAAACGAAGCGGGACGTGATGAGTAAAGGAACACCGAGTCTTATCACAAAGCCTAGCTACTACAAAGGCGCGAAATTTGACGTGATCGACTTTTTATACGACCAGTATGGCGCCGACGCCGATATCTTCATGGTTGGCAACATCGTGAAGTACGTGAGCCGTTACCAAGGAAAAAACGGCATTGAGGACCTAGTGAAGGCTGGTGAGTATCTTCGGCGTTTGCAGGTACAGGTCGAAGGGCGGCAGGTGGCAGGCGATAAGCTGTCCGGCGTGTTGAGGAAACCGGCGAAATCGTGAATTTGGAGGCAGAGAAATGAGTAAGCGACATGGATACTGGACTAAATGCCTCGTTTGCAATCGCAATTTTTTCTTGAGGTATGGGTGGCCTTACCAAGAAGACAACGGTGAGGCTTACTGCTCAAGCGATTGTGCACTAGAGGCTTATGAGGACGCCCTGTATGAAAGGATGGGATATTAGCAATGAGAGAGATTAAGTTCAGAGCGTTTCTAAATTCTAAATATTATGATAATCCGCGCATGAAGTCGTGGGAAGAGTTGCTAGAACAATACGATGCAATAGACATTTTCCAAAGAGACCTGATGACGTTAATGCAATACACCGGCCTACACGACAAGAACGGCCGGGAAATCTACGAGGGCGATATTTTAGATATTGGACTCCGAGATCAGGACGGCAAGCCGGTAGTGGCCCCGGTAAGCTACGAAGCATATCTCGCTGGATACGCACTCGACAATGAGGGCCACGGCATTTGGCAACGATTAGATGTAGATGGCGAGGTCATCGGTAACATCTTTGAAAATCCGGAGTTGCTGGGGGCGTCGAAATGACATTAGTAAAGCTAGACAGCGGGGACTACATCAACACGGAAGCAGTGGACTCAATTAAAGGTGGGGACGATCAATATCTTGTGATGCGTTGCGGTGACGTAATTAGTATCACTCCCGCCGACCGCGACCTTATCGTGGCTGAAATGAAATCTGAGCAAAAACTGCACAACTTAAAAATGATGGCATTACAGCGGGGGCTAATCGTTTGACCCGTTACCGCCTATACCGCCCAGAAAGTCGTGCGCCCGGTGGTCGCGAGTATCTGCACCACGTCGTAGCGTCAACAGGTGAGCGCCTAGCGGGTTTTGTCGAGTTACCAACACGATTAGACGCGGTTGAGTTTGAACCAGCCACAGGCCGTTATATGGATGCACAGAGATAAACGTTTGAGTAAAGAGGAAGTCGAATGAACCTTAACAATTATTTTCGCAACTGGTGGCATGATCTTTGATTGAAGTGATGATATTCGTAGCTTTGGTGGGCGTGTGGTTCTGGGCTAACTGGGAAAGGAGTGATGCGAAAGTGAGAAAGACAGCAGCTAACACTGTGAGCCCGTGGGATTACGACGCTTCTGTGGTTGAAGCCGACCATGTTTTGGAAGATTATCGCAGACGCAAGCAGCGGTCACGGGTGAAATCATTGCTCAAGTCGCCATCGCTTGATGGGATGCCAAGATCATCATCAATCGACAACACTATGGAAATAAAAATTACCAACAATTTAGACGATGAAGTGTATGTTGATCTATGCGAAAAGACAATCGAGTGTATCGAAGATGATACTAGGCGAAACATACTGATAGACTATTACATTAAGCGACCAATTGCTGTTGAACTGTTGATTGCTGATTCTGGATATAGTAAAGCCGGATACTATATTGCGCTAAAAGACGCATTGTATACGTTTGCCAGTATATGGCCGGCTGGTAGCCATGGCTTGTTAGTAGACAAAGAGTAGACAAAGAGTGGACATCTACTCTAAAATTGTGTGTTATTATTGTATCGTGCCAAAGGTGATGAGCCTGAGACACCGCGTTTTTCCTCCGAGGCCATTGCGATGGTAAGGCGTGGCAAATGGACTGGCCGATATAGCCAGGTGGGTTCGATTCCCGCATGCCACATTGTCCAGTTTAGCGACCGGACTAACAGTTTGCGATGATCCCATCTGACACTGGGAGAGCGAGCGGATCGCTGTGGCGGAATAGGTAGACGCTATGGGTGATAGACGAAGGCTTGGTGTCAAGGCAACGGTAAATGGCGGAACATAAATGGACTGAGTAGTTGCCAGCCTTAAAAAGTAGATGAATAGTAATTCGCCTGTGGAGTTAGTCAATTGTGGCCATATCCGTTCCTAAGTCATCTACAATGTGTCATGTCGGGTGCAAATCCCGACCAGCGATATTATGCCACTGAATTCCACAGGTACTCCTTTTTTGTAGTATTCCCGAACCAACTGGGGTACTATTTTTTTAGGAGGAAAATTCAATGACAGATAACGAAAAGGCAATTTTCAAGATTATAGTTTCCGATGGTGTAGAAGGTACGGGTCAGCCGGGCACTCCGCCGATGATAATTGGCCCTACGTTAACTCTTAATATGCCTGTTGTGCCAACTGCTCTTTCATTCAATGTAGCAGTTTTGGCATATAAAATGGATTTTTCAGAACCTCAAAAGCTTCAGTTATCCATTATTAGCCACGATAAGCCCACTGAAAGTATTCAGACGATAGCTGGCAATTTACCGGCGATGACAGGTCCTGTTGGAACGATGGTATTTAACTTCGGAGTGCATAACACCGTTTTTCATAAAGTTGGAGCATACGATGTTCTTGTTTCCCTTAATGATAAGGAAGTAGCACGAGATACCTTCTGGACAACAAACACGGGTTCAACTAATGGAACAAATAAAGACATTTCGAGAGACTAGTACTGGTAGAACAATTTGGCTGAACATGCCAGTTATGAAGGCTGCTACACCACTTATCATAGCAACGAGCATTATGATTGGGCAAAACCAACCGAGTCAGATTACCACTAATACTGGCCGGATGATTACTATAGAAGACACCAATAGTGCTTGGCATAAACCAATCAGCTTTTTACCGGAGGGGAATGTGATGGCTAAGGATGTTAAATCTTCGAATGGGAACAATGATTCATATAGCTTTGACCCCATTGATTACGGCAGGCTTTCTCAGCGAGTTGATTCAATGGACAAGAAAATCGATTCAATAATTGTAAGCCTTGATAAGCTACCAACAAAAGACTGGGTCGAAAATGAAACTAAAAACATTACAATTGAAAATCTTAAAAATGCCATTGGTGATTTACAAAAAGACCGAGATAAACGTGATCGACGGAATGTAGCAATAGTCACTATTGGCGCACCTATAATTTACAGTCTGTTAAAAATTGCTTTTGGGTTTTAGAAACAGAATCATAGAAAAACTTATAGCACTCCGCCAAACGGTGAGGTGCTATTTTTGTGCAACAAAAAGGCCCTCGCTCTGGGAAAACGAAGGCCAATCACTTTTTTGGAGTGTGAGAACGAACTCACTAAGTCATTGTAACACAATACTTATAATAGGCACATAAAAAAGCCCTCGGTTGGGGGACCGAGAGCCAAAGGAATGGGAAAAATGAAATTTAGCAGTAGCGATCGATTTTGGGAATCAAAGCTACTGCTCACAATTATTATATTTCAGGAGGCGAGTAGATGCAATGGACAGATGAACAGATCGGTGACATTAGGAAGCTCGCCTCTGAAGGCTTTACCAGACGCGAGACAGCCGACAAATGGACTGATGATATTGGCGTGGTTGCTCACAAAACGTTTGAGTTGGTCGAATACAGCGACCATGATACCTGTGCCATTTACTATGTGTGAGGTGATTTCATGGCTCAAATGGTAATGACAAATTTCGGCTACATGTCGAAGGCTGAGGCCTCAATCATCGGGAAACTCGCAAAAGAGGAAGCTCAGAAGAAAGCTCAGGAAGACAAGAAAAAGCGCGGGAGGTGTGGTGATATGTGATGACTCTCACAGTAAAACAGCAGAAGTTTGTCAGTGCTTATGTTGAGTCTGGAAATGCGACAAAGGCCGCACTGGACGCGGGGTACAGCAAGCGGACTGCACGGACAGTCGGCTCTCAAAACTTGGCAAAACTTGACATTAAATCGGCGATTGCCGACCGCATGAAGCAGATAGAGGATGCCAAGATTGCAAAGGCTGATGAGGTGCTGCGGTACTTGACCACGGTACTTCGTGGCGAGGCGACAGAGAGCGTCAACGTCGGCACATCAGACGGTGTGGTTACCATTGATGACAATCCACCCACGATTAAGGATCGCATGGCAGCTGGCAAAGAACTGCTAAAACGGTACCCAGACAGCGACGAACTACTTGAGGCTCAGGTACGCAGGGCTAAAGCAGAAGCTGATATTGCAGAGGCTCGTGCTGCTGATGCTACCGATGACGACCAGGACGGAGGCGTGACCATTGTCGATGACATCCCAGACACAGATGACACAGACACCACGCCAGCCGAAGACTGAGCTTAAACTCTCCGCGATGGTGCAGCCACATTTTTACACGTTCTGGCGCACCAAGCGGCCGTACAGCATCTTACTAGGCGGTCGTGGCTCTTTTAAGTCATCGACCACAGCACTCAAGCTTGTAAGTAAGGTTAAGCGCATGGCACAGGCTGGCCACAAGGCCAACGTCATTGTAGTACGTGAGAATGCCAACAACTTGCGCGACTCCGTGTACAACCAGATTATTTGGGCTATCACGCAACTGCACATGACAGCCGAGTTTGACTACCGTGTCAGCCCGATGACGATTACGCACAAGCGTACCGGCTCGACCTTTTACTTCTACGGTGCCGATAAGCCTGAAAAGCTCAAGTCCAATACAGTTGGTAACATCATCGCGGTGTGGTACGAAGAGGCGGCCAACTTTAAGGGGCCAGAAGTCTTTGACCAGAGCAACCCGACGTTTATCCGGCAGAAGTCACCTTACGTAGATCACGTGGAAGTTATCTGGACGTACAACCCGCCCAAGAACCCGTATGACTGGATTAATGAGTGGGTTGACTCCGTGCGAGGTGACTCCGACTATTTGGTGGACAAGAGCACGTACCTAGATGATGCGCTTGGCTTTACGACTAAGCAGCAGCTTGACCTCATCGCCAAGTACAAGGATAACGATTACGATTACTACTCGTGGCTGTATCTGGGCAAAGAGATTGGGCTGGGAACGACCATTTATAATATGGATCTCTTCCACCCAATCAAGGAGTTGCCGAGTGATGACCCGCTGTCGTGCTTATTTACCAGCATTGACGTGGGACATATGCAGTCGGCTACGGCCTGCAGCGTATACGGACTCACGGCTAAGGGCAAAGTCATTCTGCTGGATACGTACTACTACAGTCCAGCAGGGCAGTCAGTCAAAAAGGCACCCAGCGAGCTATCACCCGAAGTGCACGCGTTTATTGATGGCGTGCTCAAGCAGTATCCACGGGTCAAGCTGGTCAACATGACGATTGACTCGGCCGAAGGCGCGCTGCGTAACCAGTACTATCACGATTACGGCATTCGCTGGCACCCCGTCTCCAAGAAAGACGAGGCCACCATGATTGACTTTGTACAATCCTTGCTAGCACAGGGACGCTTTTACTATCTGGACACGCCGAACAATGCCGTCTTTATCGACGAGCACCGGCGCTACCAGTGGGACGAGAAGACTATGGAGTCGGACAACCCCAAGGTTGTCAAAAAGGATGACCACACGGTCGATGGCTTTAAGTACATGGTCATGGACAATGCTGACCGACTAAGACTAAAGGGGTGAGCACGTGGGACTTGTAAGCTTTGTCAAAAATCTATTGCGCAAAGGAGGTGCAAAGCTAGGTATGGTAGACCAACTTGGGTCCATTTTGGACCACCCAAAGATTGATATGGACGCTGGTGAGTATGACCGTATTGCAGCCGACCGACGTTACTTTGAGGGCGACTTTAAGCTGATTCACTACCTCAACACGGAGCACCAGCTAAAAAAGCGGCCATATGTGAGTCTCAACATGCTGCAGGTTATCTGTCGACGCATGGCAAGTCTCCTGTACAACGAGCAGGCCAAAATCACCGTGGACACTTCCAATTCGAGTGGTGACAGCGATGACGCTAAAGCCGATATCAAAGACGCCGCTAACGACTTCGTGCAGAAGGTACTCGGCGACAATGACTTCAATAAAAATTTTGAGTACTACTTGGAGAGCTGTCTGGCACTTGGGGGCTTGGCCATTCGGCCGTATGTAGATCCCGTGACCAAGAGTATCAAGCTGGCATGGGCACAGGCACCAACTTTCTACCCGCTTAAGGCTAACACCAACAACATTAGCAGCGCCGCCATTGCCACACACAGTGAGCGCACGGAAAACGGCTCGCAGGCGTACTACACACTGCTTGAGTTTCACGAATGGCAGGCTGACCAGTACACGATTACTAATGAGTTGTACCGCTCAGATAGCAAGGCCAGTGTGGGGCTGCGGGTTCCACTAGGCGACATCTACCCAGACTTAGCAGAGACGGCCAACCTAGACACCAGCGTCTTCACACGGCCGCTCTTCGTGTACCTCAAACCGGCAGGATTCAACAACCGCAACTTGTCCAGTCCCCTTGGCGTGGGTATCGCTGATAACGCGCGCAACACACTACGGCAAATCAACGACACCTATGACCAGTTCAACTGGGAGGTTAAGATGGGCCAGCGGCGGGTGTTAGTGCCTGAGTCCACAACGCAGACATTCCAAACCACGACCAAGGACGGCAAAGAGCAGCTCGAACAGGTCTTTGACCCTGACCAAAACGTCTTCCTTAAGGCCAATCTTGGCATGGACAACGACACGATTACCGACCTGACGTCTGACATCCGTGCGACTGATTACATTGCCAGTCTCAATCACTTTTTAAAGACGCTGGAGATGCAGGTTGGTTTGTCCGTCGGTACCTTTAGCTTTGACGGTGCAGGCGGGCTCAAGACTGCTACAGAGGTCGTCAGTGAGGACTCACAGACGTACCAGACTCGTAACTCGCACCTGACCATGGTCGAGCGCGCTATCCAAGAGCTGTGTGTCAGCATCTGCCAACTTGCATCTGGGACTGTCATCGACGGTCAGCGGCTATACAGTGGCCCACTGCCGACGGTTGACCAGGTGTCGGTGGACTTTGACGATGGTGTCTTTACCGACAAAAAGGCCACAGCCGATTACTGGATCGCGCTTAAGGCTGCGGGCATTGTGCCTGACTATGTGGCCACCGCTCGCATCCTTGGTATCAGCGAGGAGCGTGCTAAAGAGATGCTTGCCGAGATTGCCGATAAAACAGCCGCTGAGGTAGACCCGCACGAGGCTGGCATGTTTGGTGACACCGACAGTCCAAACGGCACAGACGGGCAGCAGGATGGCGGAGGCGATGACTAATGGCCAAGCCGACCCAGCGCCAACTCGATTTAGTCCAAAGTGACGCCATAGATCTATACGAGCACCTGGAGCAGAAGATGTTCCGGCTATTTGCCAAGTATCTGACCCGCAACGGGGTGCCCAAGGATGACGCCAGCACCACGGACGTGCTCAAGTGGCAGATTAGCCGCCTGAGTGAGCTGCACATGCTCAATAGGGAAGCGGTGACCGAGGTCAGTAAGACCACAGGCATCGCGGAGCGCAAGCTGAGGCACCTTTTTAATGACCTCGGGTACAAATATGCCCAAGGCGAGTACAAGCGCGTTAGCGACGCCACAGGTAGCGGTGTCGAGCCTGCTAATATTGACCAACTTATGGGCGGTTACCTCAAACAGACTTTTCTGGAGCTCGACAACACCGTCAATCAGACGCTGCTGACAACCAATTACGGTGAAAACGCCGTGACCAACACGTATCAGCAAATTGTCAAAGAGTCGGTTGCTGATGCAATCACTGGTGTGCGCACCCCGCAGCAAGCCATTTGGGACACAGTGCTCAAGTGGCAGCAAAAGGGGCTGGACACTGGCCTGATTGACAAGGGTGGCCACCATTGGGGCATCGCTTCTTATGCGCGGTTAGTCGTGGGCACTACTACAAACCGTGCATTTCAGGCGGTGCGTGACAAAGCGGCTGAGGACAACGGCATCGACATCTTTTTGATGTCCTCGCATGCCGCGTCTCGTGAGGCCTGTGCCACGATACAAGGCAACCTGGTCACAACACGACCAGAAGACTTTGAGACTGACACCCACGAGCACGTATACGCTCTGGACAACTGGGGCTACGGCGAGCCCGGGGGCACATTCGGTATTAACTGCCGCCATACCAAGTGGGCATATGTGCCGGGGGTCAATACGAATGGCCTGACGCAGTATGATCCACAAGAAGCGGTGGCCAACGGTGAGACGCAGGCTCGACAGCGTGCACTTGAGCGCCAAATCCGCAAGTATAAGCAAAATGCGGAGCTAGCCAGTGATATGGGCGACGAGCAGGGAAAGAAGCATTATCAACTCCTTGTTCGCCGCAATCAGGCTGCAGTCCGAAAGCTTGTCAAAGATAATGACTTTTTACGTCGAGATTATTCACGTGAGAAGGCTGAACCGGGGTATAATAAGAGTACAGATAGCAATCGGCTCTCAGCCAGTGCTCGTCATGTCCGTGCACAAATTGCAAGTGGCGCATGGGGCAAGTTAATAAACCCCGAGAAACAGGCACCACATATGGAGTCGACACATTTGCCCGGCAAAAGTTATCTTTTTGATTCCGAGAATCCTCAGCAACTATTGGACGAGTATTCTGGGACGGGGCAGTTAAACGTTCAGAAAGATGGCAAGCTCGGCAATGTGGAAACAGTTCAAACCAATCACGTGCTTGGCATTGATGCTGAGTCAGGTGAAGAAGTGCAGTGGATGAAAATTCATCACTCGAAAGCTCGTACTCACATTGTTCCAATCAAGATAAATCGTGGAGGTGATAGTAATGGATCTAAGTAAATTTCTTGGACAGAATGTTGTTGTAGCAACCACAGATGGCCAAAAGTTCGAGGGCGTCGCTGCGGTATACGAAAGCGCGGAAGACTCCGATGATGGAATTCCGAGTCTCGACATCTATCACACAAAGCAATTTCCTAACAATCCACTAACACTCACTGAGTCCGAAATTATCAGTATCGAGGTGAACTAACATGGCGAAAGATGATTATTTCGTTGTTGCTTATCAATTACTGGGGTGGCTATATTCACGGCTGAAAAAAGGTGAAACCGCAGCGTCGGCTGCTGAACTAATGCAGTTCGGTGCTAATATCGTCCCAAGCTATTGGATGTTCATTCTTCGAACGCTGAGTGATGAAGGATACATTAGTGGAGTCGAATATACCGAATCCTTTTCAGGACCGGAGCTTAATACTAGCGGTGTAAGCATTACCGTGAAAGGTATTGAGTATCTATTTAGCAACACGATGATGGAACGTGTGAAGAAAACATTAAAAGATATTAAGGACATAGTTCCGTATATGTAGCGTCTGCGATTTTGCGGGCGTTTTTTTGTACCCAAATCGGCTCCTGAGCACGAGCCTAATAAACTGCTCTTTTTTGTGCCCAAATCCATGCGGGAGCCGACCCGCTCACCAACGGCTTAGGAGATAGACATGAAGACTCAAGAACTCAAAGATGCAGGACTTACTGACGAGCAGATTACTAAGGTGATGGCACTGAATGGCCAAGACATCAACCCACTCAAGGAGCAGCTTACAGCCGCAGAAGGCGACCGTGATGCTTACAAGAAGCAGGTGGAATCCACGACCAGTCAGCTGACCAAGCTCCAGAAGGACAACGAAGGCAACGACGATTTGAAACAGCAGATTGCTGAACTCAAGAAGTCAAGCGCCGCCGAACTCAAGCAGACACGCATTGACGCGGCTACCGAGGTTGCTTTGACCAAGTCCGGAGCACGGAACGCAACGGCCGCACGTGCACTGCTCGACATGAGCAAGGTGGACGTCGGCGATGACGGCAAGGTGACAGGCATTGATGACCAGCTGGAGGCACTCAAGACGAGTGATGACTCCAGCTTTTTGTTTGCCGAAGCTAAGCCAGCAGAACCAGCCAAGCCTGCTGAACCAGCACAGCCAAACACTCCACCAATCACCACCGCCGGTAACCCTGCACCTGCAGGTTCAAACCAAATTGACTTTGCTAGTGCCAGTTACGAAGAAGTAGCAGCGGCACTGGCAAGTGGTTCCGAAGAATAGAAAGGACTGATTTTTAATGGCATTTCCAAACGCAAATACTACTGATGCTACGTCTCAAATTGACCCAGAGGTCATGGCCACAATGATTGTGGCCCAGTTGCCTAAGGCCATTAAGTTTACCGGCATCGCCACAACTGACGACAAGCTTGTCGGTGTACCAGGTAGCACAATCACTGTCCCACACTGGGAATACATCGGCGATGCTGTAGATTTCGCAGAAGGTGAAAAGATTGACTACAGCAAGCTCAAGAACGGTACCACCACCACGACAATCAAGCGTGCCGGTAAGGGTACCGAAGTTTCTGACATGGCTGTCCTGACTGGCTACGGTGAGCCGAAGACCGAAGCTGCACGCCAACTTTCCATGTCCATCGCATCCAAGGTGGACAACGATTGCCTTGATGCACTGCTTAATGCGCGTCTTAGCATCAGCCACCCCGAACCTGATCTCGACCTTTTCGACGCGATTGAAGCTGCGTTTGAAGACGACACCGATGAAAAGAACTTTGAAGGTGCCAACTCTGACACCGGCGTCCTGATTATCAACAAGAAGGATTACGCAAAGCTGCGAAAGGCTGCGGCTGACGACTGGACACGTAACAGCGAACTCGGTGACAAGATTCTGGTGAGCGGTGTTCTCGGCGAAATCTTTGGCTGGCAGATTATGACCAGCCGCAAGGTGCCGGTCGGTACGTACCTGGCCGTAAAGCAGGGTGCGCTATCCATCACCATGAAGCGTGGAGTGCAAGTCGAAACTGAGCGCGACATCGACTACAAGACCACCAAGGTCAACGTAGACGAGTACTACGGCGTATGGCTGCAAAACGACACGCGTGCACTAGTAGTCAACAAACCAGCAGCCGCAGGTGACGGAACAGAAGACCCAAAAGCCTAGCCCCGACTGTCGGGGCTGCTAAGGTCGGAACAGCAAAATTAGGAGGTAAGTAAGTATGGCTTACACACCAAACACATGGAAAGACGGTGACGTCATCACCGCCGACAAGCTCAATGCGCTCGAACAGGGCGTAGGTGCTGTCAAGGACGGCACTCCAGGCAAAGACGGTGACGATGGTGCTCCAGGCGCTAAGGGCGACCCAGGTGCTGCGGGGAAGAATGCCCCAACCATCACTGCCATCGCACTCACGACTACGGACGGCAAGGTGACTGCTGGAACTGCCACACTCAGTGACAAGTCCACGGTGGCCATCACCGTCACAGAAGCCGCAGCGGGCTAAGGAGGCGGTCTAAATGGCATACGTCACTCAGGATGAGTACATCCAGGCAATGCACGTAGTAGACGCGCCTGATGGCTTTGACCGGCTGGAGGCGCGTGCCGAAGACTACCTCGATGACCTCACTCGCAATTACTACCGCTACCATGAGCTGGCAGATGACCGTTTTCCGTTGCGGGCAACACGCTTTAAGCGGGCGATAATGAGGCAAATTGAGTACATGGCCACCAGCGGCATTACGTCGCAAGACCAGGCATCACGGCAAGAGGCCAGCGAGCAGCAGGTCATGGGACGGACAACCGTCACAAAAACTTACCAGACTGCAGGTGGCCTCGACACCACAGCTATGTCTGTCATCAGCGCCGACGCCATTGCCGCACTAAGCGGCACCGGACTGCTGTATAGGGGGATCCCGTATGCTCGATATTAATCCGCAGTGGCTTGTCCACATGGCCAGCATCGCTAAAACAGTGGACTCGGAGGGCTGGGACGGTCAAAAGTACGCTGACCCAATCGAGCTGCCAAAGGTGCGGGTCGACAAGGGTGCTGTGTACTCCGGCTCCGGTAATAGCCGAGTCAAGACTGCAAATGCTGTGGTCTACGTATACCCCAAGTACTGTCCAGGGGTGCCGTACCTCGATGATGACTGGCTCAATGCTCAGGTCGTCTATGACGGTAAGCCGCACATCCTGACTAATATCATCGTCAACACGGCCACAGACTCGGAAGACGTCTTTAGCTACGAGCTGGAGGTGATGTAATGGGCATCACAGTCGATATGAGCGATGCTGCTGGTGTCATGGACAAGCTGAGTGAGCAAACGTTCGGTAAAGGCATGACAGCAGCCGTGTCACAGGTGGCCTTTGAGCTCAATGACAATGGCACCGGGGTCGTACCAAAAGACCTCGGCAATTTGCGTGACCACTCCACACCCGGAGACACCGGCATTGAGTACAACGAGCCATACGCCCGCGCGCAGTTTAACGGCGGTTACACCAACGCTAATGGCACCAAGGTCGAATTCCACCACTATACGGAGCCCGGCACGGGACCGCACTGGGATGAGGCCATTCAGAAAAACGACCAGAAGATGGCACGCATCAAAGAAGCCTACCTGAAAGGACTGGGAATATGAACGACGTTTTTAAGATGCTGGTCGACGGCATCAACGCACAACCCGACTTACCGCAAAAGGTGAAGCCGGGTTTTTTGCAAGCAGACGACGCTTTTGGTCTCTACCCGACTAAGAGTGGGCAGACCGTGGACGAAGACTTTGCGGGCAACCAGGAGAAACGACTTTATTTTGAGGCCGCTATCCGGACGAAGGAGCAAGGGCTGGGCAACATCCTTATGTGGCTAGTCTCAACCTACATCGACCAGCTGACTGACCTACCTTCTGACAGCTTCCGCTTTTTGAGGGCGGAGGCCACATCAGAACCAGCGATTAGCCAGGCCGATCTGCAAGGCTACGTGGTCTACAGCTTCGATTTTGCGGTCAATATCATGGTCAACAAGTACCAAAAATAGAAAGGAATGATTTAAATGGCAACTCCAGATACATCTGCTGCTCCAACCAATATTGGGGGATTTGCCCTCAACTGGCAGAACGGCTTTGAAATTGACGTTTCCGGCACAAAGGATCCCGCGAAGGCCGAAAATGCCAAGTGGGAAAAGCTTGCTGCTGGTATCAACAACTTCACCCCGTCTCTGAACGAGACGGCTACTAATGACGTCTACATGGACGGCGAAGGTTTCGGCTCTACTGACGTCACCGGCAAGCGGCTCCAGATTGCCTTCACCGGTCACCGTCTCGAAGGCAACGCGGCGCAGGACTACATCGCTAGTCACGTACTCGATATCGGGGACAAGCTCAAGACTCTGGGCCGCTGGACCCAGACTGACGGCGCCACAATCGTTGGTCAGGTTACGCTCTCCGACATTGTGACCTCTGGTGGTGCACCAGGGGCTAAGCAGACGCTGTCCTTCAATATGGCCTTCAACGGCAAGCCAGTATACACGCCTAAGGACGTGACACCGGCTGGCGACGGCACGGAGACGACCCCAAAAGCGTAACCCCGACTGTCGGTTCGGCTAAAGTCGGGGACGCAACTCTCTAGCAGACAAAACACCGCCTAACCAATGACAGCAGTACGCGCAAGCGGGCGGGTATACCACACAGGAGGTAATCATATGAGTAAAATTATTGACTTGAACGACATCTTGAAGACGGAAGCCACCTTCACATACAAGGACAAGGAATACGTTTTTAAGTTTGACGATGCCAGCGACCGCGCTTTGCAGGAAGTATGGATTAAGGCCACCGCGTATGCTACGGAGCTTAGTAAGGACGAAGGCGAGCTGGACAAGAAGCCAGTTGAAGAGCAGGTTAACGCGCTCACTGACGCCATGGACAAGCAGCATCAAATCGTCATGGAATACTTTGTGTCCCAGATTGGGAAGACGAAGGCAGAAACCCTTTATAAGGATCTCGGCAAGTCCACGAACGGACTGATGTTTGTACTTGGTCTGGTTAAGCGCGAATCCGACAAGGCCATTGAAGACGCCCAGGAAGCAACCTACCCAGAGTTTGACGGCAATGATTAGTCTGACGCGCCAACTGCCGTGGTACTGGTCAATCAACGGTAAGCAGTACAAGGTCAACATGACTTTTGACAATGTTTTGCGATGGTATCAGCTGCTAGATGATGAGAGCAAAACCGATGGTCAACGCGCGGTGATTATGTGGCGCATGTTTGTCAATGCAAGTGACGTGGATGCCAAGGGTCGTGAGAAAGCAATCGTTGAAATTGGCGACTACATCCGCAAGCGGCCATATCACTTGCCTGAGGACGCCGTAGCAGACCCGTCAGGCGATTATGCGGACGAACGCAGCTACTCGTACACGCAGGACGCTCCAGCTATCTGGTCGTCCATTTTGGCGGAGTACGGAATAGATTTAGAAAGAGAGGAAGGCAAGCTGCACTGGGCGAAGTTTCAAGCGCTCTTGGACGGCTTGCCTTCTTCGTCGTATTTCCAGCGAATCATTGCGATTCGGCAGCGTTCGCGCACTGGCCTGGAGGGTGAAGAACTCACCAACCTAGTGCAGGCACAAGAGTACTTTGCACTGGACGAGTATCGCTCAGTTGCACGGCAAAACCAGCAGATGAATGACATCTTGTCCGCGTGGGCGGCGACAGCAGAACCAAAGTAAAGAAAGGGGGCATTACGTATGGCAGATGAAGGCAAAATCAGCATTGAGGTCGAACTCAAAAATAAGCAGCAGTTGCTTAGCGATGCCAAGCAGGTGGACAAAGTACTCAAAAGTTTTGGCTCACAAACCGGTGCAAAGATGGACGAGGCCGCTAAAAAGAATGCCGAGTCTGCAATTCGAGCCCTAAACAAAATCCCCAAAGAGGTTAAGACTAAGCTCCTGACCGAGGCCAAAGAAGCCGGCATCAAGAACTTTGACGAGAAGCTAAAGCGTCTACCAAAGTCTAAGCAGGTCGAACTCCTGACCAAGGTGCAAGACGGCAAGGCCGTTGACTTTAAAAAGTTAATTCACGAAATTCCCAAGCACACCGAAACCACGGTCAAGGCAAAGGACGAGGCCTCCGCTCCGCTCAGAAATGTGCGCGAGGAAACCCACAAGACTAGCTCCGGCTTTAAGCATCTCAAAGAGATCATGGCTGGGTCACTTGCTGCAGGTCTTATCCAAAATGCGCTGGGTGCAATCACCACGGGGCTGAAAGAAGCCTATACAGCTGGGATGGACTACAACAAGGAGCAGGACACCATGCGCACCGTGTGGAAGTCCCTGACCACGGAAGCTCCTAAGGACGGCCAGCAGCTGGTGGACTACATAAACAAGTTGGGTCAGTCCACCATTTACTCCACAGGCACTATTAACGAAATGGCACAGAGTTTTTACCATGTCCATTCCAACGTTAAAGAGACCAAGGACTGGACAGACGCCTTCGTAGCCCTTGGGTCTACCTTGCACATGTCAAACGACGCACTGGCCGAATCTGGTGAGCAATTTGCAAAGATTGTTGCGGGTGGCAAGGCCTCTGCGGAAGATATGGCCGTCATGATTAACCGGTTCCCGATGTTTGGGGAAGCTCTACAGCAGGCGACCGGCAAAAGCATGAAGCAACTCTACGCTATGTCCGCAGCTGGCAAACTCTCTGCAGAGCAGTTCACCCAAACACTTGATTTTCTGGGTAAGAAGTACGCCAGCGGTACTAAAGAAGCGATGACCTCATTTATGGGCATGGGGATGTTTATCCACTCAAAATTTAGCGTTTTGATGGGTAAAATCACTAGCTCGGCCTTTGAAATGTCGAAGTCGGCAATGACTGACATCCAGAAGCTCCTGTCAGATGACATGATGGAAAAGTATGCGTCTGGCATTTCTAAGGCGATGTCAATAGCGCTGAGCGCAATCATCAAGTTGCTGGACTACGTTGCTGACAACAAAGATGTGCTGGTGGACATCATCGGTAACCTCTTTAAGATTGGCGGCATCATCGGCTCTACCATCTGGCACACGGCCTACGAATTTATCACCAGTCTGGCCAAGGCATTTGGACTAGTCGATGAGAGCGGTAAGTCCGCAAAAGACCCACTTGAGACAATCGACGAAATCCTCAAAAACTTAGTCGCACACCGCGAGGGTATCGAAATGCTAACCAAAACTTGGTTGGCATTTTTTGTTACCAGCAAAATTTTAAGCTGGATTAAGACCGTCAATGATGCACGTAAGGCTATCACTGAGATGGGCATTGCTACAAAGATTTTTGGTGATGGCTCTGGTGGCGGCATCAGCCTGCCTAGCTTTGGCAAAAAGGCGGGCACCAGTGCTGCTAAAGGGGCGGCCGAAGATGTGGTCGAGAGTGCTGCAACCAGCAAAGGATTTTTAAGCAAGATTACCGGCTTTTTCCGGGGTGGCAGTGGCAAGGCTGTTTCCGAGGGTGCTGACCTCATGGAGGACGTATCCAAAGGCAGCAGCACGCTGGGACGCGTGTCTAAATTTAGTGGTGCCATTAAGGGCGTCGCAGGCGTCGGTGCGGTTATTACGGCACTCTCTGGCCTAACGACATTGCTCGGTTCCACTAAAAAGACTATTGGTAAAAACGCCGGTGGTGTGCTTGGTGGTGCTGGTGCCGCGTACGGTGGCGGTGCTGCGGGTGCTGCTATCGGTACCGCCATCTTGCCTGGCATAGGTACCGCAATCGTTGGCGGCCTTGGTGCTGCTATCGGCAGTGCGGCCGGAACGTCAGTCGGCAAGAAGCTCGGCAAGCAAATTCAAGACGGCGTGCAGCAAGCATTTCACCCCAAGCTCGATGATGGTGTGACTAAGTCCACCAACAAGCTCAAGGGCGGCATGAAGGGCTTTGTAAAGTCCTACCAAGACGGCACTAACGAGATCAACAAGGACATGATTTTGCTGGGCAGTCAGTCCGGTAAGTCCGCTGAGACCACGAAAAACAATCTCAACAAAGCCTTGTCCGGCATGTCTTCAAACGTGGACAAGTACTACAAGGGCAAGGAGTTGCAGTCCAAGAAAGACCTCGCTTTGCTGGTCAAGAATGGGTCAATCACCCAGCAACAGGCTGACAAGGAACTCAAAAAGGAAAAGCAGAAGGACTCCGAAGGCGCGAAGAGCATGAAAAATGCCTACGCCAACATGTCGAAGGAAACGGCCAAGTACTACAAAGACCGTGACAAGCTCTCCAAGAAAGACCAGAAGTCCGAAAAAAAGGCCGTGGACTACATCAAGTCTGTGCGTCAGCGTGAAAAGGACTACCTTATCAGCATCGGCAAGTTGCGTACCAAGTCCGAGCGTGATGCATTCGACAAGAAGACAGCTGAAAAGGTTGCTGCTGAAAGACAGAAATTCCAGGAAAAGAAGGACAAGGATCTACTTGCCCTGACCAAGAACTACAAGAAGAACATGAAGACGCTTGAGTCCCAGGCCGATTCTGACACCTACGCCGCCATGAAGGTGAACGCAGGTAAGCAGAAAGACCTACTCAATGACTTGTCTCATTCCAAGAAGAAGCTGTCCCAGAAAGCGATGACGCAAGCCATTGCTACCTCCGCTAAGGAACGTGATGCAGTCGTCAAGGCTGCTAACGACACCTACGACAAGGTCAAGGACGCGGCCAACAAGAAGTACAAGGACACCGTGGCCGCCGCTGATAAGGAGTACTACGAGAACCACACAATCTCCAAGAAGCAGTATGACGCGATTGTCGGTAATGCCAAGAAGGAACGCAACGATACTGTTAGTGCTGCCAAGGATCAGAAGGACAAAGTCGTCAAGCATGCAAACGAGCAGCACAAGCAGGTTGTGGAGCAAGCAACCAAGCAGGCCGGTGAGCATGTACAATCAGTCAACTCCGAGACCGGACAGGTTAAGGGGTTGTGGGACAAGTTTGTGGACTCGGTGGCTGGCATTTGGAACAAGCTCATTGATGCCTGGAACTGGATTGGCAAATTGTGGGGCAAGAAGGCCACGGGACACTGGAAACGGTATGCCGTTGGTACTGGCGGCACCAAAGAAGACCAGTTTGCAGTCGTCGGTGAAGAAGGCTTTGAGCTGGCGCACCACCCGTCCATGGGTATCTTCCCAGTCGGGGTAAACGGCATGGAGACAACATTCTTGCCACAGGGTACCAGTATCCTGCCACATGCCCAGTCCGAACGATTCATGGAAATGGCCGGAGCACTGCCGCATCACGCGGATGGTGTTTTCGGCACGATTCAAGATATATGGGACAAGGCTAAGAAGACCGTTTCTGGCATCGGCTCCGAGATTGCGTCCGGCATCGGGTCGGCAGCCAAATTTATTTCCAAGGGTGTATCTGGCGCGTGGGACTGGGTCAAGGATAAGACCGGTTTGACCAGCATCACCAAAAATGGTGGTGAGATGGCCAAGATGAAAAATGAATTTGGTTCTGGCGCGGTCAAAGACATCAAGTCCGGCTTTCTTAAGACTTTTACTGGCCTCTTTAAAAAGGCCAAGGAAGACCAAGAGGACTCCGCCGAAGGTGCCAAGGGCAGTTACAGCCCAAGCATGATTAAAAAGGCCGCTGCGGCCATGGGCGTGAGTCCTGACGCTAATTTCATCAAGCTGCTGCAAGCGACTATCCAGTCGGAATCCGGCGGCAAGAACGTCATGCAGGGTATCCACGACCGCAACTCGGGCGGCAACGAGGCTCGGGGCATTTTGCAGTACGTGCCCGGCACGTTCATGAATTACGCGGCGAAGGGGCACACCAACATCTGGAGTCCTTACGACCAACTGCTGGCCTTCTTCAACAACTCGGACTGGCGCAATTCCATCGGGTGGACAACCATCTGGGGTACACATAAGGTCGATTGGCTGCATTCTGGCCCTCAAGGTGGTCGTCGCCTCGCATGGGGTGGCCGCTTTGATAAGGCGACACCGGCAGTCATTGGCGAAGATGGCACCGAGTACGCTATCAACGTCACCAAGCCAAATGCGGACGAATTACTGGCCGCGGCTATCGAAGAGCGCGCTAAGTATGACCAGGACGGCTTCTTTGCCAAGACGTTGGCGGATGTGCACAGTGCGCAGGCACAGCAGACACAAGCTGCCGCGACCATTCCTAGCTTTACGTGGGGTGGCAGTGACACAAGTACCAAGTCAAGCGGCACTACGTCGAATGATGACGGTACAGACACTGCTTCGGCAGTTGGCGCAGTTGCTGGTAGCCTAAAAGTCTACAGCACACTAAATATTGACGGGAGGGCTTTTGCTAAGGCAACTGCCAAGGCAACTAGCGAAGCATTAGCAAAATTCTTGGCACGGCAAAGGAAGGGGAAGATTTAATGACCGGTAAGCCATACGATATTACGTACAACGGGCACTCCAGCCTGGAGTACGGCCTGCGGCTCCTGGACAATCAAATGGTGTGGAAGTCGCCTCCGCGAACCCGCACCCTGACACAGGTGCCGAATTTGTCTATTGATCGCGTTTATAGCGAAGACCGATACGAAAATATCACGGAGAGCTTTCCATTTGTGCTACAGCGCATTGGCAGCTCTCTTTTTGTACAGCGCATGGCCATCAGCGACTGGCTCCAGCCGGTTGATGACTATATGCGATTAGACTTCTCGGAGCTGCCAGATTACCACATGATGGCAGTCCCTAACTCTAACGGCGACCTGACGCGAGAGGCGGCATGGCGAGGCAAGCTCACGCTCGACTTCTCCTGTCAGCCCTGGGCATACCGGAATGGTGGTGAGGTGTACACCAGTGCACCGCTCATCGTCAATCCAGAGGCTTTTGAGTCGCGGCCGCTTATCCATCTAGTAGGTACGGGGACATGCACAGTGACCATCAACGACATCGACTACACGGTTAATGATGCCGCCGGGGATGTGTACCTAGATAGCGATCTACAGGAGGCTTATGACGCTGACAAGCAGCGTTTTAAGTCGGTTGTGCTCCCTGACTACGACTTTCCGGTGTTATTGCCGGGCGACAACAAAATTGCATACAGCGATGGCGTAACAAGTTTGGAGGTGATGCCACGATGGCGGAGGCTACTGTAAGCCCACTTAATATCAAGATTACCGGTTTTAGCGATGAACAGTTGGCCACGCTTGGCATCGACAAGAGCACGGCCACAGATGGGTACGTTTCTATCAACATTGACTCACTCACGACCGCGCAGCGTGCCTTACTCAACGAGGTCGTGCCGGGGTCAATTCCCACGGTACACCTTAAAGTGACCGGCTTTACTGATACTCAGCTCGCAGGGCTGGGTATCGACAAAAGCAAGGTCACAGACGGCTATGCTGACATCGACACTGCCACACTGACGGACGACCAGCTAAAGGGGTTGGGACTGGTAAAGCAGACTACCAGCACTGGTAGTACTCAGGTCGTTATCGACTCTGATCCAATTAAGGCAAACGACAACGAGGATGCGCCCGCAACGGACGTGGCCGCGATTGGCAATTATTCGCCGACGGAGGATAAACCCGACTACGCCTCTATGGACTGGATGGACGCCCCAACGCTTTACGAGACGTCCGCAGCTGATTTACTGACTACGGGACTGGCACTACTTAGTGAGGCCACAACGACCGTCAGTGAGGCTACATCGGCACCGTATACGTTACAGCTGTCCTACCCACTTAATGGGCCGGATGCCAACGAGCTCCAAATGGACCGCATCATCATGGCTGACGCAGGGTATAAGCTCAAACGTCAGCTTTTTCGGATTGACACCATCGAGCCAAACGTGCCGTCTAGCGGTGAGGCCACAGTCGAGGTCAAGGCGACGCATGTTGCTGGTGACATCCTCAACAACGTGCTCAAAAAGGACGTGGTGCTCTCCAATGCCACGGCCACGCAGGCATTTTCTGCGGTGCTGGACGCGCTGGTCGAGCCAATGCCACGGGTGACTTATACCAGTGACATCATGACCATGGCCAACGTCAACTGGACTAAAGGCACGACCATCGAGGACATTATGTTCGGCCGTTCTGCTGGTGGCACCGATATGGAGACACTGTACGACGGTGAGTGGTCCTTTGACAACTACAACATGACCTTTAACCACTCGGCGGGTGAAAACACACAGATGCTCATCCGCCCTGGTAAAAACATGCTGACGTACAGTTCCAGCAACACGCTGGACGATGTCGTCACTGCCATCTACCCTTATGCGACTTACACGCCGGGTGAGGATGGTGCACCAGGTGACAAGTCCAACATTGCGGACTACTCAGGTGTCGGCACGGTGCAATGGGTCGGCAAAGGATCAGTACCAATTTGGGACACCCCATTTAAGGGGCAAAAGAAGACCGGAAAAGAGCTGCAAAACGGCTCATACTTTAAGACCTTTTCGGTGGTCAGCGAAGGCAGTGTCAACGGCAAAACATGGTACTGCCTTGGTGGTAACCAGTGGATTGATGCGACTTACTTTACTTTTAGTAAATCGGGTGATTACAGCATTGATTTGGCCTCCAACAAGGCCATTGGCCAGGGCACAATCGGGTACAATCTTGATAACGCCCAGTCTAAGCGGCATATCTCTAACCTGCGCGCTGTCGGCACGGTGAATTATGCCGGTAAGGGCAAGGTGGCCGTTTGGAACAACCCATTTAAGCCGCACAAAGTCATCAAGTACGAGGCCAACGGGAGCAGCTGGAAAGTATTTCAGCATGCAACTGACGAAAATGACCACATCTGGTACAACATAGGCCGTGGTCAGTGGATAGACTCCAACTACTTAGTCTTTAGTAAAACGAACGACTACGAAACTCAGATTGCAAGTGATGCCCGCATCGGGTACCTGCACATTGTGGGTCATCAAGTCAAAACGACTTCCGTAGTCGTCACTGGCCGGTACAAGTCCGGCAAGAAAAAGGGCAAGGTCAAGACCACCAAAAAGGTCACCAAGACGCAAGTCGGTGCCGAGGTATACACAAAGCCTGGCTCTGCTGGTAAAAAGACCGGTAAGGTGCTACCTGTCAAAAGCCGGTGGCGCGTCTTTGGCGTCGCTGATGGTGGTGACGGTAACACCTGGTACGACCTGGGCCGTGGTCAGTGGGTCAAGGATGATGACGTCAGCTTTAACGGGCAAAAGGACGTTGAGCCCAAGGCACCTGAAAAAAAAGATGATGAGCAAGAACCTGGCGTAGCCATCGTGTATGACAACCCAGGCATCAAGGGCAAGCCGACTGGCAAGCAGATCAAGTCAGGAACACAGTGGAAGATTTTTGGCCAAGCCACAACCGCGGATGGCACCTGGTACAACCTGGGTGGCAGTCAGTGGATTGATGCCAACTACATGACCTTTGACAAACCAACGGACGTGGAACCAAACACGGGCGGCGGCACGGGTGCGGAGCCAGAAGAACAGACGGTCACGCTGGACGAGGTCATGATGACGGCAGCAGGTGCTGAAAAGTACGAGCATCAGCATTTGGAGGCTGTGGATCTATCCGGTTACGGCGTGTATGACCAGGACACCTTGCGAGAGGTGGCCAAGGCTTATATGTCCGACAACCAAGTCGGTCACTTGACCTACACACTGACTGTGACCTTTGAAGAGTTTACCGGCGAGTTTGCCGGACTATCCGAGGTGGGTATGTACGACCAAGTAGTCGTCTACCTGCCACAAATGGCGGGTGACAGTGCAGGCGAAGTAATCGCCGTTGAGTGGGACGTGAACCGGCACAAGCCGTCTAGCGTCTCTATTGGCAGCCGTCCAGCTCAAATAACCAATCTCATGCAAAAGTACGCTAAGGACGCGGAAGACAACGCCAATTCGGCAACGAGTCAGGCAGAAGCGGCCGCACAGGCCGCTGTGGACGCCTCGCGTAGCGCCATGCAAGAGTGGATGGATGAGCAGCTCGGTAAAGTCGTAGACGGCTTTAACACCAAAGCGGACGCCTTTGAAGATAGGGTGGCCACGGCAGAGAAGACTGCCGACAAGCGGGATAAAGATCTACGCGACGAGCTAAGCAATTTTGACAAGGACATTGACGCTAAGTTTACGACGTACAAGACCGGCTTTGATGCCAAGGTATCCGCGTTGGACGGGCGTCTATCTGAAACTACGCAGACCATTAGTGAGGTGCAGACGCTTGTCCAAGACCCCACGACAGGTCTATCTAGTCTTAGTCGGCAGCTTGCTAATCTTATCAAAACACAAGTTACCGGTGATGATCTCACCAGTCTCCGTGAGCAGACCGAGTCACTCATCGAAGACAAAATCACTGGCGTCAACGGGCAGTACAGCAAGCTAGCGCAGATGGTTGATGGTATCGAGAGCAGTGTCGGTGATGGCACCGTGGACAGCCGCATCTTGCAGATGAAGAACGAAATCGGGTCCGAAATTCGGGATACAAAGTCGCAGGTCACGGCACTTATCGACCAAAAGGTCGAAGACGGTATCGGGTCCATCTCACTTGTGGTCAAGGACCGAACGGATGGCAACATCGGCCTGATGATCCAAGGCGGTGACGGTAAGACCGGTTCAACAGCCATTCTTAATGTGGCCAAGGCCTTTGCCAACAACCTGCAAGCACTCGGCTCACTCTCCATGGACGATGGCACGGGTACCGGCACCGGGACGGCTATTAGCCGCTTTGGTGTGACGGTCACCGGCGGTAGTAAGCCAACCATCCAGATTGGCTCACCATCCAAAAAAAATGGTATTTTGGGCATCTTTGGTGATGCCTTTATACACGGCGGCGTCAACTTTAAGACTGCGTCCAGCACCGACATTAACGGCGGTGACGGGGTCAATGTTAAGTACCTTGCCAATGGCTTTGATGGGGCTGGCCTGTACGTCACATTCGGTGGCGGGTCATACTGTCTTGTCAATTACCAAGGCAAAACAAATGTGGCCTACGCAAAGGCTACCTAATCACAGGAGGAATTTAACATGTCACAAATCGAACAACGGGTATATGCACATATCGCTACAGAGGCAGGTAACAGCATCGCGTCTGCACTGGTGACAATCGGCACGCTTGAAGCCAAGGAAGATGCCTACACGGCTCGTATCCAGCAGCTGGAGCAGCAAAATGCCGACCTTACAAATGAACGTGACCAGCTCAAAAAGGACAAGGGGGCCATATCTGACAAGCTGGGGGCTCTCCAGCCGCAAGTGGCCTTGCTCCAAGCTCAGGTACAAACGCTAAAAAAGGAAGGTGACCTAAATGGCGACAAGCATCGCGACTCAGCAGTCGCAGTACTTCCAAACCGGAACCACAGTAAGTCTAAGCACGGCAAGCCGCGGACTAAGTAAAGAGTGGGAAGTCCTTGCTGACCCTACGACCAGCAAGCCGTATGATCTGACCGGCCTCACAATCGAATTCCGGGTAAGCGGCCCCGGCGGTCCTATCGCCGGGGAGGATAACAAGATTACTGATGCACCGGGCGGACGCTTTACGTCCACGTGGCCAGAACAGCTTTACTACAACAGCATGGACCGCTTTGATGCGGTCTTTTTGCTTAAGAATGCAGACGGTGCGGTTATCGACACAACCAGCACATTTCACATCCACATAGACCCGACACCTGGCATTGTGGAGGTTGTCGGTAAGCCTAGCCTGGACGCTGTACAGTCGTCCCTGGACTACCTGGCTGACGAAGTGCAGTCTGCTCAAAATCTCGGTTCTGATGCCAAGACCCAAGTGGCTGCCGAAGTAGCCAAGCAAAAGCAGGCTGTGGATCAGGCTGCTACCGACGGCAAATCCAAGATTACCGCCTCCGTCCAGTCCGTGGATGATGTGGCAGCAAAGGCAAAAGCAGCGATAGACGCAGCGGCTACGGGCGCAACGGACAAGTCCATCGCGATCATTACAGACGCCGACTTAGCGGCGTGGGTTACACAGGAAGCGGGTGAGTAAATGAACGTAGTTACTATGATTGCAAGGATTTTAAAGGACAAGGTTGTCCGCACCGTCGGCGGGCAGAAGCCCGTGGACGGGAATATTAACATGAGTGGGTACGCGACGTGGGACAAGGTGGTGGATACCAGCAGTGAGCAGACTATCAGTGGGATAAAAAATTTACGTCAGTCCCACAGGTGGTTGGCGATATTTTGAAAATTACGTCTGACCCAACTAAGTTAGTGCTGTCGTCTGGTGCATATTACGTTAATGCAAATACCCCAAACATGCCGACGACAAACACGGGTGTGCTGTTTGTGGGTCTTGCGGTGATAGCTGATGGTGATGCTCGTGACATGATGATTTTTGCACCAGACGACGCTGCAGCCGGGTTTTACCAAGCTGTATATAATGGCAGCGCCTGGTCAGGCTGGCATAGGGCGCTGATGGATAGTGACCTCGCCACGCTAAATAACAGAATTTCCGCCCTCGAATCCAAAATTTCTGGGGGCGTAACCTCTTAAAAGATACATCGTTTACTAAGCACTAGCCGTCAGCGTGGCGGCATTAGAAGGAGGACCAATTAATGGCAAAAACAATTTATTATATCGAGCGTGACCGCATCAAGAGCACGCTGACGGCACCGGAGGACTTCAATCCGTCCTACCCGATGACTGACCGACCAATCCCAGAAGGACTCCAAAAGGATGGTGTGATTCTCGGCTACAGTTGGAACACGGAGACGCTTGGCTGGTACGATGCCAGTGAGGAAGAGGCCAAGAGCGCTGACGCTCAGCGTGACAGCAAGATTGCCGACCTGACCGAGCAGCTGACTGACGCAACTAGCGCCGTGGCCACACTGACTGGCCAGCTTGCACAAGCCAATGCTGCAACAACCACGCTTAAAAAGCAGGTGGCCATGATGACCCTAGCACAGGCTAAGGCTGATACTACCACGACACTAGTTGCCGCCACTGACACCACAGCAACCGAACCAGAGGAGGCTAAGTAATGTTTGACAAAGACTTTGTACTATCCTGCTACCCTGACATCTACACGGCTGATGACCTGCACGTCTTCGTAGGTCTGTGCTTGACGCAGGCCGAATACGATGCCGCTATCGCCCCAGCACCAACGGAAACCGAGGCGGTGTAATTGCTTGCAGCAGCCGTGTATCAAACAGCCCCGCCACACGTGTGGGGCGGCATGACGATTGGTGAGTGGGCATCGCTCACCGCAATCATCGTCGCCGTGGTGTCACTGGTCGGGGCGTTTTTCCGTTACGTGGTCTTTGCGCCCATCCAGACCAGCATCAAGGAGCTGTCTGCCAGCGTGGACGGACTCAAGGCATCTCTGGATGTCATCAAGCAGGGCTACGACCGGCTCGACCGGCGTGTCAATGAGCATGACCGACGGCTTGACCGGCACCACGAGCAAATCAAGACGCTTTACAATCGGGAGGGTAAAAACAATGGAACTGACTAGTACAGCAGTACTGCTGCGGACTGTGGACGTGCTCGAAGGCCGCGCCACAATCGAAAATGTCGAGCCTGGACTCCAGGCCAAGGTGGCCGAAGCAGTCGTAATCTACACGCAAGGGCGGACGTTGCCCACGATTGATGACGGCACTACTGACGGTGGGGAGGTGATGACAGATGCAGAAGCTACTCCAGAGCCGCAAGCCTAGCTACTGGTGGACGCTGGCCGGGGTGCTGGCACTGTCCGTGCTGACATATGGCGGTCAGGATATCCACACCAGCATGGCCACCTGGCCTGCACTGATGCACGCCTTTGGGGCATGGCTCAGCAATCCCTTTGCGATTGTGAGCGTGCTGGCCAGTGTGTGGGGTGTGAGCTTTAATCCACGTACAGAGGCAGTCACACAAACTGCATGGGGTGTGTCCGTGCGCGGTACGGACAGTGACACCACGGCGCCCAGTAAACCAGCGGCGGAGCCTACTGTGACCACCACGGATCCGCAGGAGGTGACCGACGATGACGATACTGGGGACTGACTGGGCTAAATATCAGGGCAACACGGGCGTCTGGGGCACAGCTGTGGACGCCTTTGCTATCTGCCAAGTAGGCGGCTACAACGGCCGCTTTTACCGGCAGTACACCTACGCTAGCCAAATTCGCAGCGTGCAGTCCCGTGGTCGCTGTGCCCACACGTACATCTGGCTCCAGGTCGGTGGCTCCGTGTCACTCGCCCGCCAGACCGTGGCTTACTGCCTGCCATATGTGACGGCGCCCAAGGGTAGCATCATTGCTGTGGACTACGAGGCCGGGGCGTCTAACTCCGTCTCTGCTAACACCAATGCCGTCATTGCTGCCATGCGCGCTATCAAAATGGCAGGGTACACGCCGGTGTACTACAGCTACAAGCCGTACACACTGGCGCACATCAACTCTGCGGCCATTGTGCGCGAGTTTGGCACGTGCCTGTGGATTGCGGCCTATCCTTTTGTCCACGCCGTGCCTAAGCCGGACATGCGCTACTTCCCAAGCATGGACGGGATTGCCATCTGGCAGTTTACCGACAAGTATGGACGCGAGGCGGGGACAGATGGTGACATTGATCTCACCGGCATCACGGCCAGCAAAAAGGCGGCCAAGACGGCCGCCAAGAAGGAGGATGATTACATGCCACAAGCTAAGCCGCGCAACCTCGATTTTGTCGGGGTGGCGTACACGGACGGTGCCGTGCCAATCTACACCGATGCCACGCTCAAGCACAAAACGGGCAAGCAGCTCGGCAAGCGGACTGCTTGGCGCGTCATCAGCGTCAAGGGCGGTGCAGTCCAGCTCGGGACTAACTCCTGGGCAAGCGGCGCTGATGTGCTGGTACGACTCAACCCGCTGCTGGACGGTAAGCCCGGGGCAGTGGTAGAAGTCGCTAAGGACGTGTACAAACAGGCCAAGCCGCTGCCTAAGCAACCGGCCAGCTCCAATACGCCGCTAACCAAGGGCACAAAGTGGAAGACCTTTGGCGCATATGGTGACCTAAGCAAGCCGGACAATGCGTTTATTGACGTTGGCGGTGCTTGGGTACAGGCCGACCACGTCAAGGTCATGCTGTAACAGTAGCCTCACTCGCTTCGGTGGGTGGGGCTATTTTTTGTGCGGTCCGTTGTGCATGATTAAATCAATATGTTGATTCGGATACATGAAGTAAGTATCCAAACCGTGATGACAAAATATAATGGCAATAAGCCTTTCGGATTACAGTGGCACTGATAAATATAAAGTGCACATGTAAAGGGGTCGAATTCGACCCCATTAGTAGCCTCACTCTCTGCGGAGGGTGGGGCTATTTTTTGTGTAATTTTCAGATTGCTGCTTATGATATAATTAATACACTAATTTGAGAGCAGATGATTTGATCATGGAAATGTACATTTTTATTGATGATGCTGGCCAACTTCATCCAAATTACCCCCAAAGCAATTTCTTTGTCTATGCCGGTTTTTGGTGTTTGTCTGATTCGATTGACGCAATTGGCAAAACGTACAAGGTGGTTCATCGACAAATATTTCACACTAGTAAGGAAACTAAGGCTAGTTCTATGACCAAATCTCAAAAAAAGCAGATTATCCGTCGCTTATTGAACAAGCTGGACGGAAAGATTCACCCAATATTCGAGTCCGTGTACGTTCCGAATATTAATCAAGTAGACTTTAACAACAAGCAAGCAGTTCAGCTTCATAAAAACTATTTGATATTGCGGCTGGTTGAAAAAGCCGTGAGAGAGAAAAGGCATGATGGAGAAACCGTTTCGGTATCAGATGTTAATGTTGTGATGGATAATCAGTCACAAACCACCTTACAAAACTTTGATTCTATTGAGAGGTACTTGAATAAGAGAATGCACAACGAATACAAAAATTCGTCGTTTCTCTTGTCACCAGCACCTTATAAGGCCAAATTTCAGGATTCCGAGCAAAGTGCACACATCCAGATTTGCGACATTTTTGCTAACTCAAAGTATGAGTATCACAATAAGAGCTTTCCAGCGTTAAAAACGTTGTTAAAATCGAAAAACGTTCAGCCACCATTAAAGCTTCCAAATAAATGGCGTACGGACGGTTGCATTTAG